GTGTTCGACAACACCATGGAGAAGGTGGCCTATCGCAACCTGCTGATGGCCGACCACAAGGACATGTTCGCGAAGCTGAGCCGGCTGCCGAAGGAGTCGCAGCAGCGGATCAACGCCGTCCTTGAGTACATGCGCCTTGCTCGCATGCCCATCTCGCGCACTGGTCGCAAGCTCTCCATCAAGACCCGGCCGATCGAACGTGAGGGCAAGGATGGCGAGAACCGCGTGTTCCGCCCGGCGCTCTCCAAGGCTGGTGACGTTCTCTCCCTGACTAAGGAAGAGACGGAGATGCTGCACGACATCAGGGACTGGCTCGACAGCCGGTACACCCTGAACGGCAAGTCCATCCTCGCCGGCTTCGGGTACACGGGTGAGTACAGCCTCGACGGCATCAAGGCGCTGCCCGACACGACGCCAGATGAGATCCAGTTCCGCGACAGCCTGCTGCAGTTGTTCGATGCCTACGAGAAAAACCGCCTGACTTCGTACATCCCGTTCATGCGTTCGGGTGATGTGCGCGTTCAGGTCTATGGCCCGGATGGCACGCTCGATACCGGCGCCTTCTACATGCTCAACAGCAAGGCATGGTTGAAGAACCTCGTCGGCCCGAAATTCCAAGGCATGATCAAGGATCCGGATCTGGAAGCGCAGATCCGTGCGATCCAGAAGAAGTACCCGGCGAGCGAAGGTTTCACCATCAAGGTGACGCGCGAGAAGATCGACCGCAGTAGCCAGCTTGGCCTCGATGATCTCAGCACGCTCGACAAGCTGCTGGGCCTGATGGAGGCGAACTCCGGGCGCCTGATCAAGGACTACTTCGATAAGACCATGGGCGGCATGATCAGCCCGGGCGGTCTCGGAGATCTCACTGCTGATCAGGCCAAGCTGCTGGCTCGCGGCTTTATCGACCAGCTGCCGGCGCAGGTGAAGTCGGTGCTGATGGAGCAGGTCACGGCTGGCTTCATGAAACAGTCTCGGGACATCGCTGGCTACGACACGAATTTCATCAACCGCCTGTTCGATTACAACCGCATCGTGGCTACGACGGTCTCGCACCGCACGTTCCGTAAGGAATACTCGCTGGCCTTCGATGAAGCCATGAACAAGGTGGACGAGCCGGAGAAGCGCTACCTTCAGGCGTGGGACGGCTACATCGACACGCCTGAGCATGCGGTCTGGAAGGCGGCTCGCGGCCTCGGCTTCTTCAACGCCATGTGGGGCAGCTTCTCGTCTGGCATGGTGAACGCCATGTCGGCGTGGACGGTCGTTGCACCGCAGATGACGGTGTTCAAGGCATCAGCCGGGCTGGACATGTACAAGCTGTCTGTCGCCACGATGGCTGCCATGCGTGGCAAGCCGGGCCTTGGTCTCATGCTGGATCCTAGCAAGATCCCGGGCCTCTCTCAGGACGAACGCGATGCTCTGGTTCTGGCAATCAAGCGCGGCACCGTGCGCGCTCAGATCAACCCGGAACTGATGGGCATGGAAGGCGGAATGCTCCAGCGGCAGGGCGGCGCGCTTGTCATGGAAGAGATGCCGAAGTACGCCGCGTTCATCACGGCCTATCGCAATGCCAAGGATCCCAAGGCGCTGGCAAACTGGAAGGAGGCCTATAAGGACAACCTCCGGGCACAGGCCATCATGGATGCCGGCTCTGATCCCTTCGCGGTTGCTGAGTTCATGGTTGAGACGACCACGTTCATCGGCGGTCAGATCGAGAAGCCGCCTATCCTGCGTGGCCCGGGTGGTGTCATCCTCCAGTTCTCGCAGTATCCGCTGCAGTTCGCGCACCTGCTCTATCAGAACTTTGCCAAGATGGGTCCGCGTGGCCGCATCGCCGGCATGTTCACAATCATGACCATGTGGTCTACCGCAGGCTTGCTGTTCGCCATTCCGTTCGGCGATGACGCACTCAACATCTTCGAGTGGCTGTACAGCAAGATCGCTGGCGAGAAGCGCGACTTCCGCCTTGAGACGCAGCAGATGATGGTCGATGTGTTCGGTGGCGGGGATGAAGGCGAACTGTCAGCGGAAGCCTTCCTCTATGGTCCGTCGCGCGCGCTGCTGAACGTGAACATCGGCGAGCGCATCGGCTTCTCGTCCATGCTCCCAGAGCTTGGAGATCCGGTTAGCGCTATCCCCGCTCTGTCAACCACGATTGGCAAGTGGAACGAGGCGATGGAGCGGCAGAAGAATGGCCAGCCTATTGGCGCCGCCATTGCAGCTCTGTCGCCGTTCATGGGTAAGGGTGTGTCGGACGTGGCCCGTGCGTTCATCCAGTACCCAGACGAGGGCTACCGCACCCGCTTCGGCAGCATCGTGAAGGGTGGTGAAGAGATGACGCCGGGTGATATGTTCGCTCGCGCCCTTGGCTTCCAGAGTGCGGATCTGGCGCGTCGTTCGCAGGCTCGTCGGGCTGAGAAGGACATCTCTGAAAGCACCCGTAACTCGGAGCGCAATCTGACCATCCGCCTGAGCAAGACTATGGCTGATGCCATCCGCGCGGAAGAAGCTGGCAACACGGCACTTGCTCGCAGGCTTGAGGCCGAGTTTGAGGCTGACTTCCAGAAGGCCGCTGACGAGTTCTCCGCCAAGGCCGACGAGGCTGCCGAGAAGAATGATCCGGGGATCCTCGCCCGAGCGATCAAGCCGCCCTCGTCCCAGACTATCCAGGAAGCAATACGCATGGAGTTGTTCCCGGAACTCAGCCTGAACAATCGCGGCAAGATAAAGAGACAGGCCATCCTCGAAGCTCGTGACACCATTATGGCTGGCGAGACCGAGGATGACCTGTTCTTGGATCAGGAGTCCGAAGAGGAACTGCTCAGCGAGGAGTAGGGCGCCCCTCTAGCTCGATGAGCAGATCGATGTAGTGGCGCGCCTTCTTGAGATCCTCGATCCCGTTCTTGCTGCGCCACCGGCTGACGTACTTCACGACATTCCCCTCGCAGAAGCCAAGGCGATTGGCGTGGATGTACTCGACGGGTTGGATGGGGAGGGAGCGATAGTGATCGCCCCCTTCCTGTATGTCGGTTGCCTTGGCCATCAGAAGGGGATCGAGTCCTCGTCCAGATCATTCTTGCTAGCCGGCTGCTGACGCTGACCGCCCTGCTGGCGCTGGCCACCGTTTTCATCGCGCGGCTCGTACATCGAGACGATGATGCTCTCACGGCCATCCTGACCGCTAACGCCAGCCGGGTTGAAGGTGCGGTCGAGCAGGATGTAGGGGCCGTTCTGCCCGTCCATCACGACACCGACGTTCTTGAAGCGGGACTTGGTGTTGCCATCCCGGTCGGTGTACTCGCCGGTCTTCACGACGAGATCATACTTCTTAGCCATTCACTTTCTCCTTACTTGAGCTTCTTGAGCAGGGCGGCACATGCCGAGGGTTCGAGGAGTTCGGCCTCGTCCATGATGTCGCGGTGCAGCTTGTACCATTCGACCTTCTCCGGGCGGGTCATGCCATGCACGACTTCTCCGGCGCGTTCGCACCAATCGGTGAAGTTGTCGTTCTCCACTTCCATGCGCTCGATCTCGATGGTTTCCTTCTGGGCCACCTTGTTGGCGAGGTCGTCCATCTTCTGGCGGGTGCGCGGAGCAGGGGCTGGTTCTTCAGCCTCCTCATATTCCTCGTACTCCTCCTCTATGAACGGCTCTGGCTCGGTGATGTCGATGATCTCGCCACCCTCGAACTCCACATCGTGACCGGCCTCATGCAGATTATCGAGCGTTACGGCATTCGAGAACGCGTCAGTCGCACGCGGCATGTACTTCGACGCGCGGCGCACGACAGTCTTGCGCCACATCTCTTCCTCGTCCGTGGCCCACGGCCCGACGATCTTGCCTTCGCGGGTCTTGGCGGAGGATCGGTCGCGGATCGCAAGGATCTGCTCACGGTCCATGACCTCGAACTGCTTGGCCCCATCCTTCAGGGTCCAGATACAGTAGGCGCCGATCTTGTCGCCACGATTGCCCAGCTTGATGCGGTGTTCGAGGCGCGGCTCGTCACCCTTCTGGATGAGGAACTCGTCGTTTTCGCGAACGATCTCAGCCTCGATCTTGCAGATCATACCGGACTGACGGGCGAGCTTCATTAGGCCCATGTACCGGGGGCGGAACTGGGCGTGATAGGACTTGGTCTTGTTGTCCCAGACCTGCAGGATGTCGCCTTCGCCCAGCGTCGGGTTCAGCGACAGGCCAAGCTCGGACGCCTGAATGCAGGCCTTGAGCAGGGAAGCGCGGTCGCACTCCAGCAGCTTGGGGTTCGAGCCTACGGCTGCGATGACCATGGCTTCGAACTTCTCGTAGCTGATGGTCTTGGGCAGCAGCGGGAGCATCATGTCCTTGCGGAGCGCAATCTCCTGCTTGAAGCGGTCAATGGGCTTGGCGGCTACAACGGCTTTAGATGCCACGACGGATCTCCTCTTCTAGGTCTTCGATCATCAGTTCGATTGCGCGCTCTACGACGACACGCAGGGTGGGCTTGAGTGGGTGGCGGGCGATGACTTCACGTAGGCCATCGATACAGCGACGGTCGATGCGCATCATGAAGTCCTCGCTGCGGTGCTTCTCACCGGGTTCGTAGACGATGCTGGTCATGTGATCCGCACCCCCTGATATCCCTTGCGAGCGCCGATGAAGGTGCCGACCATCTCGTCCGTGACCTCGGTGCCAGCGCTGGCAGCCACGCTATAGATCGACATCTTGTGCTCGCCGCAGGTGACCTTGGCCTTCTCGGTGTTGGCGTTGCTCCGCTCCATGGCGCTCTTGGCCATGAGGAGAAGCTCGGCGCGCGAGGCGGCGGCACTGGCCTCAGCCAGCTTCAAGGTATCCTTGGCCGTCTTGTGCTTGCGGAACAGGGCCTCAGCGCCTTCGACGTTGGTGATGTCCACCTCAGCATAGGGCACGGTCTCCATGAGACGGTCGATGGCCTCGGCGTCCATGCGGAAGTCGGGGTCAGGTTCGGTGCCAGCATTAACGTCAGCCCAGAACTGGGTGATGGCTTCGCGAATGCTGGCGATGATGCCATCGTGGCGGGGGATAAACATGCGGCGTGGCTCGTCGTCGATCAGCGCGACCAGCCAGCCATGCTTGGCTCCTACGCAGGCGATCTGGTGCTGCACCTGCAGGATGTACTGCTCGGGCGCCTCGATGATCTGGTCCTGCTGGTGCATCCAGCCATGGCCACGCGAGGACCACTTGATCTCGACGGGCGAGCCATCGGGCGTGGCGTAGTCCAGCGATGCGCCCATGCCGGGGACATCATCGACCGTGTAATAGTCGGTGACTTTGGTCAGGCTCATGTCCCACTTATCGGACGCCCACTGCGCTATGCCTGCTTCGAGGTAGGTTCCAGCTTGGACGGCCTTATTCTGCGACAGATCCTCAGGCGCCAGCTTGCCGGCCTTCTCCATGTAGAGTTGCCAGCGGGTTTTGTAGGCGCTGATGCCGAGAACGGCAGCAATGTCGCTGCCTCCGATATGCTGGGCACGAAGTTCGTGCCAATGCGCTTCGTCGCGCACATTGATGATTGCCATTATCTTTGCTCCGGTATCGCACTCTATGCGGTGCTACACATTGTATACGCAGTGCTACGGCTGGATGTCAAGCCCGCGATAAACGTCGTCCAACGAGCGGGCGAGGATGTAGATCCCGCCGCGCTTTTCCCACGCTTCCTGCCAGCGTTTCTGCGCTTCTCGCTGGGTTCCGCGTGGTGCCTTAACCTCGATGGCAAAGGCTTTGCCGGGGGACAAAACCCCCATGAGATCCGGCGTGCCCTCTGGAGCAGAGCGGATCATGCGGCTTGCGGGGCCATCGATAGGGCGGAAGACGCCGACGTTAATGCGGAACATGAAGATGTCATCGCGCATGCCGAGGGCGAGGCGGATGTTCTGTTGGAGGACAGCTTCTTTCATTGCAGCGTCCCTCCTTCCGGATCTAGCCCCAAGAACTGGGCGGTGATGGACTTCGACATCACGAGTACGGCAGCAGAGCAGACTTCTAGGTCGATGTCGAACTCATTCTCCCGGTGCCACTCCTCCAGCGTTGCCAGCGTAGAACAGACCAACTCATGCACCAGTTCATATGGGACCGTCACGCAGCGCGCTGCCTCTTCCCTATCGTCTCCGCCCATATCCGGTTCCTTTCCTCCAGTGTGAGGCCATTGGTTGTCTGCCCC